TCTATCGCATTGACCATTATCTTGGTAAAGATACTGTCAACAATATTCTTGCTACAAGGTTTAGCAATATTCTTCTTGAACCACTTTGGAACCGCCAGTACATAGATGAGGTTCAGATTTATGCAACCGAGACTATCGGATGCGAAGGTCGCTCACAATATTATGACACTGCTGGTGCAGTGCGTGACATGTTACAGAACCATGTCTTGCAGGTCTTATCTTTGGTAGCAATGGATGCACCTTGCAAGATGAATGCTAGGGAAATCAGACGTGAAAAGACAAAAGTCCTTGCCGCTACTAGAATGTCTAGTAACGCTATTCTCGGTCAATATGAATCATACCGTTCTGAAGAGGGGGTTGATCCTGACAGTCGTACTCCTACCTATTTCGCTGGTAGTTTATTCGTTGATAACTGGCGTTGGGAGGGAGTACCTTTTAACGTAATGACTGGCAAGAAAATGCCTTATGGATGTGTAGAAGTCGTAGTCAAACTCAAAGCACCACCGTTGAAACTCTATGAAGGTGAAGTTAATGATCGCATTGTTATGCGTTTACAGCCTAATCCTCATCTCGATATTAGGATGGACATTAAGTCACCAGGTCTCAACGATGACCTTGAGTTGGCAACCCTGACACACGCATACCCTCAGGACAGAGCAATCGATGGATATGAAAAACTTCTTCATGATGCACTCAGAGGCAAGCAATCTAGTTTTGTCCACGCTGACGAGGTTATGGAATCCTGGAGGATTGTTGATGATCTTCTCTGTACTGGTGACAAGTGTCCCATTCGTACTGCTCCTTATGTCTATAAAGCAGGATCATGGGGACCGATACATAAAGTAGGAGATATCACTGATTGGGATTACCCTGCATGATACTAGTCGCTTGCTTCACACCGTTAGTCATTATCTACATAGTAATGAAAGTTGCTGTCTGGATGTCTGCTGTCAATGCTGAACAGGATTATGTCAGAAAAGAACCTTTACGAAAACGAGGACCCTTCCTGGAGGATGCATATGCAGACGTTGATGCAGAAGAAGAGGAGTATGGAGATCGCACAGATTATAGATGACGCTCTCTATGAGTATTATTCTGAGTTAGGTTTACCAGTACCCAACTGGAAGACAAAAAAAGATCCACAGTGGTGGATCGATTATCTGGATGACCTAAAAAACGATTGACATCCAGATAAATATTAGTATGCTATAATTACCCTATGCTTCCAGAAGACATGGATAGTATCGAACAACATATTCAGAAGGACAAAGAAATCCTTCAAGATCCAACGACCAATCCACAAATGCGCCGTCATATTGAGGGCGAACTGCATGACTTAGAAGAGTATGCAGAGCATCACAAAAAAGAGATCGAAGCAGGAGATCATCATGATCCAAACTATTTGGAACTCTTCTGCGATCAGAATCCTTCGGAACCTGAATGTTTAATTTACGACGACTGATTTATGCAACTATTTCTTGACACTGCGGACACCGAACTGATCCGTAAGCACTTTGCTACAGGAATGATTGATGGGGTTACAACCAACCCCTCTCTTATTATGAAGTCGGGACGTGATCCCGAAGATGTATATCAAGAACTATCAGACCTTGGTGTCAAAGATATTTCTATGGAAGTCGTGGGTAACCGCGATGAGATGTTTGACACAGGTCTCTATCTCGCTAACAAGTTTGGTGAGGTTGCAACTATCAAAGTCCCATGCACCTGGGACGGTCTAGCAGTCTGTAAGGACCTTGCTAAAACTGGTATCAGGGTCAACGTTACCTTGATCTTCTCAGCAGCACAGGCAATCCTTGCAGCGAAGTCTGGTGCAGCATACGTGTCACCTTTTGTAGGTAGATGCGATGACAACTCTGTTGCAGGAGTTGAGGTTGTACGATCTATCTCCGAAGTGTATCGTGTACATGGAGTTCGTACTAAGATTCTCTCTGCATCCATCAGAGATGTTTACAAAGTTACTCGCTCCTTCTATAGTGGGGCATCAATCGTGACCATGCCTCCAGCGATCTTCGAGAAGATGATCGGGCATGTACTCACGAGAGAAGGACTAGCAATCTTCGACAGGGACTGGGCAAATGTCACACGTAATAGCGATAGTTGAGTTTATCGTAGACACACCAATTTTACTAGGCATCATGGGCGGCAGTATTCTGCTGCCCTTTGTTGTGTATACGTATCTCGTAGACAAGTATCCTGACGCCGATTGGTGGAAAGAGCATTAGTAAGTCTTATAGGACCAATAAGTATATCTACTTAACTATCTTGTCTAAATATTCCTCGTAACGTTACGATTTACAACTGCGATCAAGGGTTGACAAAAATCCAGGGTCGTGTGCTATACTTTCTAAGCGATCGACACAAGTCGGTCCTCCATCTGCGGGTAACCACTCCGCAAGCAACAACAAAGAGGAAATTTCAATGATCAAAACTGCTATCGCAACTCTCGCCGCAGCTGCAGCTGTAGTTGCCCCGTCTGCTGCCCTGGCAGGTCCTTACGTTAACGTGGAAGCAAACTCTGGTTTCACGGGTTCGGACTACACTGGTACCACTACCGACTTCCACGTTGGTTACGAAGCACCTCTGGGTGATTCTGCTGCATGGTACGTCCAAGCAGGCGCTTCTGTCGTCTCTCCTGATGGCGCTGCTTCCGACACCGTTCCTTCTGGTAAGGCAGGTCTCTCCGTCGCTGCTACTGAGCGTCTGGGTATCTATGGCGAGGTTTCGTTCCAAGGTTCTGGCGACGCTAGCGTTGACCGTGGATACGGCACCAAGGCAGGCGTGAAGTACACCTTCTGATCCGCTTGACAGCGTGCTATAATAGGGGGGTCTTAGGACCCCTTTTTTAATGCGAACATTCTTGACCATTATTAGATCACCTGTAACACACTTCAATGTGTTGTTGGTGGGTGTTCTTATCCTCATAGGTGCCATTCATAATCATGCACACTACAGCATGGAGGTAGATGCTGACTCATATGTGAGGGCATGGTGTAAGAAGAACCCTGACACATGTGAAACTTTTATCAACGATGACTACTAGGGAAAATCGACTTTTCAGTTACAAAAAAGTCGGAAAAAAAATTCGGGCAATTTTTACCCGAAAAGGTTTTTTTGAATTATTGGCGAAAATCCCAGAAAGGCACTATTGGCCTATTTTCTGTTTTCTCTCTCTATACTTCATTGTCCCGTTTAGTGAAATTACTGTCACTATCGCGTGGATTCTGTATTTCAAGTTTGAGAGCAAAATCGCCCCACAAATTCAAAAGGTCACAAAACGACTTCCAGACTATCTAAGATATGGAGGTAGTGTTGTCTTTTTCCTCGTGATGATTGATGACACTCTATTTTACGCAGCATTGATTATTGCAGCGTTTTACTGCTCTAAAGAGGCACGTAAACTTAAAAAAGAAGAACAACCAGAATGACTTATACTATATACTCCAAACCAGGTTGCCCATACTGCGACAAAATTAAACGTGTTATGGAACTTGCAGAAGTCAAACACGTCGTGTATACTTTAGGAACGGACTTCCAGCGTCCTGAGTTTTATGACAAGTTTGGTCAAGGTTCTACCTTCCCGCAAGTCTATGCTGGAGAAACTCATATCGGTGGTTGCACCGATTCTATCGCTTATCTAAGGGAGCAAAAAGTAATCTGATGGAACAGGAAGAAATTCTCATTGATATTGTTGAGCAAGCGCTTGATGATGCATTTAAGAACCGTAGAACGTTCAAAATGCGTGAATGGTTAGTTGCTAACAAGTGCACCAAGAGAACTGCTACCATGTTCATCGAAAGTGGATGTGCAGCGAACCTCAGCAGCACTGTAGAGGATCTCAACCTATTGATTGAGGGTGGACACCCTGATGTGCGTGAAGCATATCCTAACCTGGGTAAACCAGAGGCGAGAAAGATAAAGGATTACCTGTATGGAATCCTAAAAGATGCATGGGATTATGAAAAAGAAAAGAGCACTCGGCGGAGAAGAATCCGTTCTAAATAAGGGCATAGAGGTAATGCTTCCAAGAAGCAGGAGGGTCAATAAACCAAGTTGGTTTGACGTTACCTTCCGCTTCCTCAAACGGACGGTGCGTGTAAGAATAGACATTCACCAGGAAAAAACAGATGGAAACTAGCGTAATCCTTTTCTTCTCCGCTGTAGGGATGATTTTCACTCTCATGCTCGGAGGTGTAGTTGGTTGGATCTACAAAGATACTGTAGATAGCAACACATACAAACGTCAGTTGGACAATCTTCATCCTGAATTTCTAGATGGAAATGGGTCATTCATTAATGAAGAACTTTTAGCAGTTCGTTTTATGGATGATGACCTTGACGATGACGACTTAGACTGATATAATTATCACAAACTTTTGATTTGACATGGCACCCAGAAAATTACCAAAAGATGCACTCCTGACGGAGATCTTGCAGAAGGTCTCCTCAGCAAAAACCAAAACTGAAAAAGTTAGTTTGCTGCAGGAATATAACAACAATGGTCTTCGTGCATTGTTGATCATCAATTTTGATGAATCTCTGCAGTTTTTGCTCCCTGAGGGCGACGTTCCGTTTGAAGAGAATGACGCACCTGCAGGTACTGAGCACACTCGCTTAGATCATGAGTACCGTAACTTGTATCGTTTCTTCAAAGGTGGAGATAACTCTATCAATAAGATGAAGCGCGAGCAACTGTTCGTACAACTCTTGGAAGGTTTGTACAAAGATGAGGCACACCTTTT